ATAGAAAACATATAACATATATAAAACATATGTTCTCCCATGTCATGACTATTTTGGAAACATGGAACAGGTCCCCACGAAGGGGTCTAGACCCCTTGAATTAAATTAATTAATTCAAGGGGTCTGAAGGGGTCGGGTGCGTTTTTGGCTGCGCGCAGAAATGTCATGGCTAATGAAAACATATAACATATATAAAACATATGTTCTCCCATGTCATGACTATTTTGGAAACATGGACGGTCCCCACCAAATTCCGTACTTAAAAAGCAAGACCTACTTCTTACCAAGACATGTTCCAAGCCGTCGCATGGGAAGGGGGCGACGATGAAACCGAAGACCGGTACACGATCCGCGTGTACGGCCGCGGCGAGGATGGGCAGTCCGTGTCGGTCGCGACGCACTTTGACCCCTTCTTTTTCATCAAGGTGTCCGCCCGGGACAACATCGTGGCCCTGCGCACCACGCTCACGCGCCACTTCAAACATACCCTGACCGACTTTCGCGAGCACCACGCCAAAGACTTGTGGGGCGGGTTCCAGAATGGCCGGCGGGCGCGCTTCGTGTGCGTCTCGTTCCGGACGCACCGGGCCATGCGCAACTGCGTGTGGTCGCTCGAGAATGCGCAGAAGCGCGGCGGCGATTGGCTCCAAGACTTGTCGGCGTTCAGTCGGCTCAAGGTGTACGAGGCCAACATAGACCCGGTGCTGCGCTTCATGCACCTGACCAACATCCCGTCGACCGGGTGGGTCGACCCCGGCCCCAACTGCGAGCCCGACTATGCCGCCGCGTGCGACGTCAACCTCTTCAGCCCCAACTGGCGCAACGTAAAACCGGTGGCCCGCGACGACATTGCGCCCCTGCGCGTCGCGTCGTTCGACATAGAGTGCTACTCGTCGACCGGCGAGTTTCCGAACGCGAGCATCCCCGGCGACGTGTGCTTCCAGATAGGCATCACCTCGCACCAGTTTGGACGAGACGGCACGCGCACGCGCAAGTGCCTGTGCCTTCAAGAAACGGACGCGCCCGACTGCGAGTCGTTCAAGACTGAGCGCGCGCTCATGGAGCGGTTCGCATCCTACCTGCGCGAGCTCGACCCGGACATTCTGACCGGCTGGAACATCTTCGGCTTTGACTTGGAGTACCTGCAGATTCGCACGGCGATGCTCGGGTGCGCGCCGATGGCGCACGTCTGGGGCCGGCTCAAAAACACGCCGATCAAGCTCGTCACAAAGGACCTGAGCTCGAACGCGCTCGGGAACAACGTGCTCAAGATGGTGCCCATGAACGGCCGGTACGTGTTCGACCTGTTCCAGGACATCAAGCGCGAGCACAAGCTCGAGTCGTACTCGCTCAACAACGTGTCCAAGCACTTTCTGACCGACATGGCCAAGCTGGACATGCCGGTCAAGGAGATTTTCCGGCGGTACCGCGAGGGCACCCCCCGCGAGCTCGGCGAGGTGGCCGAGTACTGCATAGTGGACACGGAGCTGCCGCTCGAACTCATGGCGAAGCTGTACACGGTCCCGAACCTTATCGAGATGGCCAAGGCGTGTTGGGTGCCACTGTCCTTCCTGAGCGAGCGCGGCCAGCAAATCAAGGTGTTCAGCCAGATGGCACGCAAGGCGCGCGAGCTCGGCTTTCTCATACCGACCATCCGCGTCAAGGCGGCGTCACTCACGGGCGAAAAGTACGAGGGCGCGACGGTGCTCGAGGCGCAGACCGGTGCGTACTACACGCCCATCACGGCGCTCGACTTTGCGAGCCTGTACCCGAGCATCATGTGTGCGCACAACCTGTGCTACTCGACGCTGGTCATCGACCCCGCGTTCGACAACCTGCCCGGCGTGACGTACGACCAGTTTGGCGAGTGGCGGTTCGCACAGGCGCCCGCGCCGTCGCTCATCCCCGCGATTCTCACGGAGCTCAAGGCGTTTCGCAAAAAGGCGAAGAGGGACATGGCGGCCGCGGAGGGCACGCCGATGGAGGCGGTCTACAACGGCAAGCAGCTCGCGTACAAGATTTCGATGAACTCGGTCTACGGGTTCACGGGCGCGCAGAAGGGCATGCTGCCGCTCGTCGCCATCGCCGCGTCGACCACCATGCGCGGCCGCCAGATGATCGAGGAGACGAAGCAGTACGTCGAGGCGAACTTCCAGGGCGCGAACGTGCGGTACGGGGACACAGGTAAGACATTCAAAGCCTTGCAACGTGTGACACGCACTCTGACACGCCCCCACAGACAGCGTGATGGTCGAGTTTGACGTGCAGGGGCGCAAAGGCCAGGATGCCATCGACTACTCGTGGGCCCAGGGCGAGCTCGCCGCGCAGGCGTGCACCAAGCTGTTCAAGGCGCCGAACGAGCTCGAGCTCGAAAAGGTGTACTGCCCGTACTTTTTGTACAGCAAGAAGCGCTACGCCGCCAAGATGTACGAGAAGAAGGGCAACGCGGTCGTCTTCAAAAAGGTGGACGTCAAGGGCTTGCAGGTGGTCCGCCGCGACTCGTGTCAGTACGTGCGCGATACGCTCAAGACGCTCCTGAACCTCGTGCTCGACTCGGACGACCCGCTGCCGGCGATTGAGTGCGCCCGCGCAGCCGCCAAGGCGCTCACGGGCGGCCACGTGCCGATGGAGAAGCTGCTCATGAGCAAGCAGCTCGCGAGCAGCTACAAGGTGAAGATGCCGCACGTCGAGGTGCGCGACAAGATTCGCAAGCGCGCGCCGGGGTCGGAGCCGCAGCAGGGCGACCGCGTCCAGTTTGTCATCGTCCAGGGCGCGTCCAAGTCGGCCAAGTTGTGGCAAAAGGCGGAGGACCCGGCGTGGGTCGTGGAGCACGCCGTCCCGATCGACTACCGGTACTACTTTACGAACCAGCTGAAGAAGCCCGTGTGCGACTTGCTCGAGCCGCTCGTCGGGTCCAAGCCGGAGGTGACCATCTTCAACCCGCCCAAGCCCGGGAGCCGCATCACAGACTTTTTCGGCAAGTCGGGTATATAGAGATGAGACGTGTAAACCACAAGAAGAATGCGCCGCTGCCAGCACGATGAGTGTGGTAAGTTTGCTATAGGCACCACCAAGTTCTGCAAAGCACACGGTGGCGGTACGCGGTGCCAAGAAATGGGCTGCACAAAGTCAGCTCGAAGCACCACTGAGTTTTGCATAGCACACGGTGGCGGCGAGCGGTGCCAAGAAATGGGCTGCACAAAGTCAGCTCGAAGCACCACTGAGTTCTGCTCACAGACTCACATCACGCGGATTGAGGACGGGCTTGTCGACGCTTCAGAAGGACTTGTGGAAATTTACGAATTGTTCTATTGAGCACATAAAACTTGCGCAAGTCTAATTGACATGGAGGAACAGGTTCGCCGCATCATCCAGGCCGAGGTGACTCGCCGCGTCGAGGCCCGGGTGACGCAGGTGCTCGAGGTTGTCTCGCGACAATATGACGTCTCGCTCCCGCGCCTCATGAAGGACTACTCGGAGCTCGAGGCGCGGGAGGATGAGGGTGGGAAAAAGCAGTGCCTAGGCCTCGTCGGGAAGGGGGGGCGGTGCACGCGCTCGGCGCGCGAGGATGGCTATTGCAAGAGCCACACGAAGCAGGCGCCGGTGGCACGCGCCGTGGCAGCGCCCGCAGCCCCCGTAGCTGGCCCGGTGCACGTGGCGGTGCAGCACACGCACACGATGCCGCCGCTCTTCCTCGACGGGTGTCCGGCGTGCGAACATCAAAAGCGAAACCGGTTAAACATATGAGTGTCTAGAGTGTCATGACGAGCAAATCGGACCTGTTATTCGAGTCTCTGTCGCGCTTCTTCGAGGTGCCCCAAAACAGCGAGCAGCTCCAAGCCATCCTGACGCACCGCCACGGCATCTCCCTGCGCAACCTCGAGTGGTTCGTGACCAACTACTCGAAGAATCGCCACGTCACCTACCAGACGTCGGCCGGCAAGCCGTTCACGGTGCACGTCGCGTACAAATCGAGCCTCGACGGCTACTCCAAGAAGCTGTTCGACCCATTCTGCCGGACGGTGCGCATCCAGTTCCAGGGGCTGACCACCACGGTTGCCCAGCTCAACTTCATCCGGTGGTGCATCACCAACGGCATCATCGAATACCTCATCACACAAAAGGGAGTCTTGCAAACCCGCCTTGAACCTCAAGAACCGTGTAGCCATAGTAAAACAGGTTCAGGTTGTACTCTGCCAGCAGAACCGGCACGTACCGCGAGTTGAACACGAGTTGGAGCGACGTGGTTTGCGAGTTGAGCTTGGAAAAGTTGATGTACCCCCCCTGATTGTACTCCTTTGGGCTCAAGCCGAACGAGTACATGTAGATGTTCTTGGAGGGGACGGACAAGCCGTGCTCCATCGGCTGCTTGAAGGAGTAGTACAAGCCGCCCTGGAACGTCGACAGCACGTCCACGTTGTTGAGTGTAATTTTAGCCGTTTGGACCGTGTCTGCGTAGTTCACCTCCCCCGACGGGAAGGACAGCGGGACAGCCGCGCGCATGTAGCGCGTCGTGTAGCCGTAGTCGTAGCGCGTGTCGTAGTAGTTGCGGTCCGTGCTTTCGTATGTGTTGTTCCGGATGAACCACGAAATCATTTGGACCGGGAAGCTCGCCGTGAGGCTCAGGTTCGCCTGCCCTTGAGTAAACTTGAGGGTTGACTCCTTTTTAATCTTGTTGATGATGAGCCGGATGGGGTTGTTCATGTAGTAGATGCGCTCGGCCGGCGTGAGCTTAATCTCCTCGACGATGAGCGAGGGGCGCAGGATTTCCACGTCGGTCGGGTTGTTTGTGAACCACGAACTCGGGTGAAACTTGATTCGGATGTAAATCTTCTGGTTGAGGATGGCGCACGTCGGAAAGTACGGCCGGCGCAGACGCTCGTGGCGACCCTTGCCGCCAGAGTGCCGCCGGCAGAAGAAGAGCTCGAGCGGGATGATCACCTTGCCGGTGGCGCCGCTGACAGCCTCGGTCATGCTCGCTTGCTCGTCGGCGTCGAGAAACAGCTGGTCCCGGATGTTGTACCAATCGTCCGTGAGCGTCTCTATGACCGTCTCGTTCACCATAAAGTCCACCTGGCTGATGAGCGCGCGCCCGACGCGGTCCGCATACTTGGACGAGCCGGTCAGCGTCGGCAGCGTGCACTGCAGGTACATGTTGGACATGAGGTCGCCGAGCTCGGACGGGTTGAGTTCGACCGTCACCGTCTGGCCTATGAAGACGGTGCCGGGCAGGGCCACGATGCGTTGGTACATGACGTGGTTGGTGTGCATGGGGTACGACGGGTTGAACCGCGACGCCTCAAAGTCGCTCCCGGTCATGAAGCGCTCTTGGGGCCCGATGGCGTACAGGGACAGGATGGCGCCCGCGTCAAAGCCCTTTTTGGAAACCTCCTCGAACGTGTCCACGGGCCGCTCGGCGCACTCGAGCCCGGTGTTCAAGTCGCGCAGCGGCGCATAGTCCCCGCCGCGCAGCTCCTTCTCTTTCGACACGTCCGGCTGGACGTAATATTCCGCTTGGGCGATGGGCGCCGGCTGAAACGTCGTGGCCACGTTCGGCTGGGTCACGATGACGTCCGAAAAGGTGATGGCCGTCGTGACATCCTGGGCGAGCGTCTGCGCGGTTGCCACCGCGACGTACGCGTTTGACATCTTGCGCGGCTCGATCTGCGTGATGACCCTGCCGGGCAGGGAGCTGTACGACTCCACCTTGCTCTCGGCGCCGAGCCCGGGCAGGGCCCACATGCTCCACCCGGCCGCAAACCCGTTCGGCGGCACCTGCGTAAAGTACACGGCGGCGGTGCCGCCTTGGACGAGGTAGAAGCCGGTAGCCTTGCCGTGCAGGTTTTGTGTCACGATGGTTTGCTGCCCGGGCGGGTGCAACGTCGCGCCCACCACAAATTGGTCACCGTACGGCACGGTTTGGGAGACGTCCGTGACAAAGTCGAACGTCCACGCGTGATCGCGTGATGCCGTCTGCGCGCGAACGTCCACCGCGGTGATGCGCACGTTGCCAGTCACGCCCGTGATGCCTTCGACCGTCCAATTGCTGCGCATCCCCGCCGGGGGGGTGGTCATTGCGAAGAAACGCATGGACTCCTCAGACCGCCTACGATAGAACCCAGTGACCTGTACGGGGCTACTCGCCATTACAACACGCTCAGGTTATGTTTCCACATGTCCGACACACTCGTGGCGCGGAGCGCCTCCATCTCGCGCGTCGCCGCGCTCGCCTTGGCGACCAGCCGCGCAATCTCCTCCGCGGTATACCCGGACGTCTTGATGTCGAGCATCTTCGGCGCGTGCGCCCGCGAAAAGCCAGCCGTGACCATGTCCGCGTCGAGCTCCGCCTTGGTCCTGCGAAACACGAGCAGGGTGCCCGCGGTGACCAGCCCGATGAAGCGCGCCTTTTCGGCGAGCCAGTGCGCCTCGGTCTCGAGCTCGCGCAGCACGTGCGCCTTGCGCTTCTTGTAGAGCGCGTGCCGGATGCGCATGTAGTCCAGCAGAATCTCCTCGGCGCTCGCAAACTTCTTCACCGCGCCATCCGCGCCGATGAGGTACATGTTGCTCACGTGGACCGTCTTGCTCAAGCCGAGCTCCTTCACAGGGTCGGTCAGCTCGCCGACGATGCGAAAGTCCGGGGTGGACTCGGTCGAGTGGTTCTCGTACCGTGCGATCGTCCCCTTTTCGACCAGGTCGTCCAAGTGCTCCTTGAAATCCTGGATCCACTTGCCGGGCGGAAGCTCGGTCACGCGCACCGTGTCGCCGACGCGCGTCCACGTCCCCTCCAGGACCCACGCGCCCGCCTTGGCGGTCGTCGTGCCGGTGAACCCCTTGAAGAACGGCTTCATGGGCACGAGCGGCGCGCCGTCGAGCGCGTTCCGGATGTTCTGCGCGATGACCGCCGGGTCAAAGGGTGGCACGTAGCACGAAAAGCCCGTGCCGATGCCCTCGCCGCCATTCACCAGAATCATGGGCACCACGGGCGCATAGTACGCCGGCTCGACCGTCTGGCCGTCGTCCACGAGGTATGACAGCACGGCGTTGTCGCGCTCGTCGAAAATCTTCGCCGTCGCCGGGCTCAGGCGCGTGAAGATGTAGCGGGCGCTCGCGTGGTCCTTGCCGCCCTGCAGGCGCGTGCCAAACTGGCCGCTCGGCTCGAGCAGGTTCAGGTTGTTTGTGCCGACAAAGTTCTGGGCCAGGTTGATGATGGTGCCCTGCAGGCTCGCCTCGCCGTGGTGGTACGCGGTCTGCTCGGCGACGTACCCGGACAATTGCGCAACCTTCATGTCTGCGGTCAAGCCTCGCTTCAGGCATGCGTAAATCACCTTGCGCTGGCTCGGCTTCAGCCCGTCGGCGACGTGCGGGATGGAGCGCCGGATGTCCTCGACGGAGAAGCACGCGAGGTCGCGGTGCACAAAGTCAGTCACGCCGAGCTCCACAAGGCTGCCGTACGGAATGCCGGCCGGCGGCGCCGCCATGTGGCCGCGGAGCCACGTCTTGCGCTGATCGGCGTGCGACTTGGCAAACGCCAGGACCATCGAGTCGTCCATGGCGGCGTCCGGTGTAAACTTGACCGTCAACCGGTCAATCTGGCCAAAGTACTCCTTGGCCTCGGCGCTCGTGGACGTGCCCAGCCCCTTGTAGTACTTGACGGCACCCTTGGTCGGGCCGGCGGCGCGAAACGCCTCCTCGGTGAAGAACCACTGCTTGCCCGCCTTGATCACCGGGGTCACCATGGACACCACAAAGCCCAGACGAATCAGCGACGGCCAGTACACGTGGAACATGTTCAGGACCAGCCCCTTGATGTGGCTCCCGTCCAAGTCGGCGTCGGTCATGATCATGAGCCGGCCGTACCGCAATTCTCTCAGCGAATTGTACACCTTGCCATGCTGCAACCCGAGTATCTTCTTCAGGTCGTTGAACTCGGCATTGTCGGCCACTTGCTTCGCGGACGCGTCGCGCACGTTCCGCGGCTTTCCCCGCAGCGGGTACACGCCGTACGCGTCGCGACCGACGACGCTGAGGCCCGCGACCGCCAGCGCCTTGGCCGAGTCACCCTCGGTAATCACAAGCGTGCACTCGGTGCTGCGCGCCGTGCCGGCCCAGTTGGCGTCGTCGAGCTTGGGCACGCCCGTGATGCGCACCTTCTTGGAGCCGTCCGTCTTCTTCAGCTCCCGCTCAGCCTTGGCGGCGCCGAGCGAGAGGAGGTCGTCGAGGACGCCCGTCGCGAGGACATCCTTGACGAACTTGGGCTTGAGTGGTTCGATGAGGTCTGTTATTTTTGACGTGCACTCCGCCTTGGTCTGGCTCGTAAAGGTGGGGTTGATGATCGTGGCCCGGACAAACACAAAGAGGCTTGCGCGCACTTGGAAGGGGCGCGCGGATGCGACGCGCTTGTCCTTCAGAATCTCCGCAATCACCAGCGACGCGACGCGCTCGACGTGCGTCCCGCCCTTGGTCGTGGCGATGCCATTCACGAACGAGACTTGGTCAAACTGCCCGGTGGTCGAATGGCCAATCACAATGTCGAACGTGGCCGTGTGCATCTTGGCGATGGGCACATCCGGCCCGAGGTGGCGGCGCGCATAGTCCTCGAGGTCCGGCACTTTGAGCTGCGCGCCGTTGAACGTCACCTTCGCCTTGGTGCACCAGAGCGCCGCGTCCCACGTGCGCTTCTCAACCAGCGCGCCAAAGTCGCCCGCGCCGCCAAAGCGCTCCCAATCCGGTACAAAGTCGATGCGGACGCCGCACGCGCTCGCGGCCGCCTTGGTGATGACGGGCGGGTCCCGGGTGCCCATGTTGTCCCGCCACTCTTGGATGTACCGTTGCCCGTCATTCTCGACCGTGACACGGAACAGCTTCGAAAAGACGTTGGCGAGCTTGGCGCCGTAGCCGTTGCGGCCACCCGTGACGCGGTCCTCCGTGTCGTCGTAGTTTGAGCTTGTGAGCAGGTGGCCGAAGAGCATCTCGGGGATCCAGAGGTTTTCGGTTTCGTGGCGCTCGATCGGGATGCTCACGCCGTCGTTCCAGACGGACACACCGACCCCGGCGCACTCGACGCCGATGCGCTTGACGCGCTTGGGGTTCAGGGACCACTGGTCGATCGCGTTGACCAGCACCTCGTCGAAGATTTTGACGAGCGCCGGCGAGACGACGCGCTGCTCGTTCCAGCACCGGACGGGTTCACGCGCCATGGAACCCACATAGGTATCAGGGCGCTTGAGGATGTGCTCGACGTGGCTGAGCTTCTCGTAGGTTCTCTTCATTTGTAGAGTATGGGGGGCTTTTTTTATGTGTCCATCGTAGACGGGGATGGAAGTCGAGACCCCGGGTGATGACGACACCGGGGCTGCGATCCTCACCTTTTTCATCTGCGCAGGCTTGCTCGCCTTGCTTATCTGGTACCTCTTTTATAGGGACGCAACCCCCGAGGACGAGTCACTCACCACCGACGACTCCTACCAAGCCTACAACGACATGTCGCCCGAAGAGCTCGCCCGAACGATCGCGGATGCGACGGCCGACTATTACGCCTGGAACGACTCGCAGTTCTTCCCGCTCGCGGGCGGGACCATCGGCGGCGCCACGACAAACTTGCCCATGAATGTGCCGCGGCTCCTCACCGTGATGACCGGGGCGGTGCTCCTCGACCCGGGCACTCTGCGCATCGCTCTCAACATCCTCAAGCGTCGCATCCTCTCCATGCCCGGGGCCATGAGCGAGGCGCGGCTCGCATACCGCATGGCCAAGGCGACGGTCGCCGGTGGTGAGAAGCTGCTCACACGCCTCGGCGTCCGTGCCGCCGCCCGTGCGGCAACCGCGGGAGCTGCTAGGCTTGCCGTCGCCTCGACTCAAATTGCATCCATGGGTGCGGCAGCAGCTGCAGCCGGTCCGGCGGCGCCTATAGTTGCCATTGCAGAGTTTGTATTTGCTGCGACGCTCGGCATGTTGGACCAGTTTGGCGTCGGTGGGTATACCGAACTCGTTCCGGCCGAAATGTACGAGGGCATGCGCGACGAATGGGACCGCTTTGCAAAGGAAGATTTTGCAGCGAATGGGGCGGAATGGCCGTGCATCGCCGGGCCGCTCGACGCAATATCGCAGTCGGACTATGAGGCAAAGCTGATCGCCGCCATGGACACCATCATGGACGACGTGACACACCCGGTGTCCGTGCTCATCCAAGCGCTGTACGCCGAGCGACTCAACACGCTCGGCCGCGACCTGACCGACGAAGAGTATGACGCCATGCTCCTCACAGACGATGTCGGCAAGAAATGCAACGAAGCAACCCTTGCCCTTGTGATTGAGCAAGTCGGCGGCAAGCTCATCCGGCTGCCGTCCGGAAACGTCGCGTGCTCGTACACGACCAGGGAGGCTGCCGAGGCGAGCTTCGTGTGGCCCCTGAGCGACGAGCGCGACAAGGACATTTACTGCGAGTGGAACGAGGAGGGTGGCTACGCCCAAGTGGGCCAGTCGAGCATGCGCACGCTCGCCGAAAGCCTCGGGAACGGCTGCACGTACAACTTTGAGACGCGGCTGCCGAACCTGACCGAGGCGTACTGTCGGGGCAACGGCCTCGACTACAGCGGCGGGCAGTGTCGATACGCCGACGGCCAAGAGATTGCCGAGGCCATCTTCGGTCGGACATTCATCCGCGGGCTCACGCAGGTGTTTGACCCGAAGCAGTACAAGGATTGCGCCGACACGGATTGGTGCTACGGCGGCCTCGACGAGCAGGGGGTTCGGCGCAACCCGACGAGCGATTGCCTCGGAGATTTCGAGGGGCTCACCGGGATTGTGCTCGGACAAGTCGGCTCGACGTACTTTTGCCGCAAGGAGCGCACCGCATTCTCGCGTGCGCCGCACGACATGAAGTGTCAGACGGGCTACTACGAAACAACCCCCGGGTTTTGTAAGAAGAATTGCGACAATGCCGCCGAAGACGGCCGCCTGTACAAGCCGAAGGATGGACTTTGCTACCACCCGGACGTGGACTTTTCGTCGTGGCCCAGCGGCTTGGTCAAAACCGGATCTCTCGAGGGTTGCCCGGATGGGTCAGACGATGTCGCCGGTACGTGCTGGTCGCGCGGTCCGTGTCGCACATACGATGACCCCTGTGCGAACAGGGCACCAAACTGGCTCGGTGGGGGGTGTCTATGGGGTGTTAAGACAACCGGGTGTCCGGCCGTCACGAAGAATTTGTATGAACGGCGCACCTTGTGCCCGACCGGCTACCGCCAAGTGGGGGCAACCTGCGAAGCCGTCTCGGCCCGGTTCGACGAAACCGTCTACTCCATCGCGGACAAGGGCGAGTGTACCGACGGGCGCGAACGGGAGGGCCTGCTCTGCTACGACAAGTGCCCGGATGCATACGAAAAGGTTCCCGGTGGCCTCATGTGCCAACCGCGCCAAGGGCCCAAGATTGAGATGAAGGCGAAGGAGCGCGCGGCTGCGTACAGCACGCCCGACTTTGAAAACTCGCCCGTCGGCAAGCGCGCAAATTCGCTCGGGACTGCCATTCGCACGGGCGACGCGCGCGGGATTGCACAGGGCCTCGCGTGCCTGTCTCTCGCGACCAACCCCGTCGTCACAGGCCTCGGGATGCAAGACTTTGTGAATATGATACCCGACTCTGAGACGGGTGTGGGCGTCGAGCAAACGTAGGCCTACCGGAAGAGCATATAGACCAAAACGCCAATGAGGCAAAACCCAAGGAAATACATGACGTACTCACCGAAGCCCCCAAACATAGAGTCAAAAAGGTCCCGAATCATGTCGAAGGGGTTTGGGATGGCATTTGCAGCCTCGTGGTCCATGTGGTTCTCGAGGCTCGTGTGGAGCACGAACGTGCCCAGATCCTTGACGGTTGCGGCGAGCCGGTCGGTTGTCGTAAACTCCACCTCGTTGTGCGCCGTCTTCTCGGCCGTGATCGTGTACGTCTTCGTGTCGAGCACCGTGCCCGTCCCGGCGAACGTGATCGAGTCGCCGATGACCACGCCGTTCGGCTCGATCGTGGGCGCGAATGTGCACAGGATGGTGGAGGTGCTGCTGTTTTTCAACTCGGAAATCGTGTACGTCTTGCCGTCGTTGCCGGCACCCTCGTTCGCGTCGCTGAGCATGCGGACTGTGATGTAGGCGCCGAGACCGAGCGCTGCTAGACCACCCGCCTTCTTGGCGCGGCTTTTCCACCTCCCACCCGCCTTGGGCGGTTCTCCTGTTCGCGGCGGCGCATCTCCTGTACGTGGCGGCGCATCTCCTGTTCGCGGCGGGGCTCCGCCACTTGGGCGCGGTGGGGCGGCACCCGAGGTACTACGCGGGACGGAAGGGGTAGATCCACCACTCGGGGCACGAGTGAAAGGATTACGGAGCTTGAACGGAGCCATTACATACTGTCAAGGTTATTTGTGTATCGGGTTCAGTGCGGTCAGCACCACGTCAACCGGGTGGCCGTACTCGTTCGCGACATCCGCTGCTGTCCGCCCGCTCGCAATCTCGTGCATGAGCAACTTGGTCAGGTGCCACTCCTGTGCCTGCTTCGACCGCCCGCGCACGGCGTTGGTCACATTCCCGCGCTTCTTGAATGCTCGGAGGAGCTTCTTCTTCTCAGACGGGGTCCACCGCTTGCCGTGCTCGTTCGAACCAGTCACGAGCTTGTGCGTGCGGACGAGCTTGTTGGTGCGGCTGCGCAGCGACAAGATGACGCGCTCGAGCTCCTCCAGCCCTTCGTCCGTGGGGGGGTTGTGCTGCCCGGGGTCGTACGACAGCCAAAACTCGAGCTCCTCATCAACAATAGGCTGGGGGGCAGCAGCCTTGAACAGTAGCGCACCCATCTTGTTATGGTATGGGCAGCAGCCCTTAACTATTTTGTGCGCCAACTACAATGAAGTCGCCGACGATCGCCCAGTTTGCCAAGATGGGGTTTGGCCTCGGACTCGGTGCAATGGGCGTTCATATCATATTCATGATTGTAGGCCTGGCACTCTTGTTTTGGGGCAATCTGTTGCTGATAAAGGCGCGGCGGAACGGCACGAGCGTCTACCCCGCGTACGGCGCCATGCTCCTCGGGTGCGTATTCGGCCTAGGCCTCGGGGCATCCTCTATCATGTCTGGCATGGAGACCAATTTTTAGAGTGGCCCGGTGTCAAGTGATGCCCGGTGTCAAGTGGGTGCGTTTTTTTCTGCGCGCAGAAATGTCATGGCTAATGGAAACATATAACATATATATAACATATGTTCTCCCATGTCATGACTATTTTGGAAACATGGAACTGGTCCCCACGAAGGGGTC